GTAGGTAAAGGTGAAGGTAATTTAGAAGCATGGGTACAATCAAAAATAACCAAAGCAGCAGATTATATTGATACAGTAGCGGATTATGTTGCAAGTGGAGAAATGGAAGAATCGGCAAATCCACTTAAAGATCCAAGAACTCAAATTAAAATATCAAGAGGAGCATCTGCATTAACACCTAAAGCAGCAAAACAACTTGGACCAAAAGCCGAAAAATTACAGAAAAAAGCAGCATCAAAAGTAGATATCCCTAGATTTGAAGAGACATTAGTAGATAAAATTCTCAAAGACCTTAAAGAGGAGGATCCTTGCTGGAAAGGTTATACTCAGGTTGGAATGAAAAAGAAGAATGGTAGAGAAGTTCCAAATTGTGTTCCATCAAAAGGAGTTCCAAAAGCAAAGGGATATAAGAAAGAAGATGTTACTATTGAAGATGCAGATGGAAATACATTTGCGGAAGTAGTTGATATTATTAAACCAGAACCGATTAAAGGGTTTAAATCTCAAGTAGATGAGGCAACTAGGTTGCAAGCACAAACTGGTAATGTAATTGGAGTTACTCTTTCTTGGAGGGGAAAGTATTATTCACTTAAAATGTTTTTCCCACAAGTAAAAATTCCATCTCGTAAAGAAATTAATGATGAATTACAGAAAGTTTATCCTGGATGCAATGTACTTTATCATTCCGTTTCTGAGATTCAACCAGGACAACCTTTAATTCAAGCATTTGGTCCTCAAGGTGGAAGTGCAGCAAAACCAGGACCAAATAGAAATTATGTAAAACCTATGGGAGAGGAAGTTGAAGTTGATGAAGATTGGCAAAAAGTTAATCGTCAAGATAAAACTGATGGATTAAGTCCCTCTGCAGTAAAAGCATATCGTAGGGAAAATCCAGGATCAAAACTTCAAACTGCAGTTACTGAAAAAAATCCAACAGGAAAAAGAGCAGACCGTCGTAAATCTTTTTGTCGTCGTATGTCCGGAATGAAATCTAAATTGACTTCAGCAAAAACTGCAAGAGATCCAGATTCAAGAATTAATAAGGCACTTCGTCGTTGGAATTGTAACTAATAGGTAGGTTTTTGTTATGTCAAATGATGTTTACTTAGGTAATCCTTTATTAAAAAAGGCAAATACTCCACACGAATTTACAAAAGACCAGATTTTAGAATTTGTTAAGTGTCAGAATGATCCTGTCTATTTTGCAAATAATTATGTAAAGATTGTTACTCTTGATTACGGTCTTCAAACCTTTAAACCATATCATTTCCAAGAGAAACTAATCAATAATTTCCATAAACATAGATTTAATATCTGTAAGATGCCCCGTCAAACAGGTAAATCTACTACAGTGGTATCTTTTCTTTTGCATTATGCTGTTTTTAATGACAATGTAAATATTGGTATTCTTGCAAACAAAGCAGCAACTGCCAGAGAACTTCTAGACAGATTGCAAACTGCATATGAAAATCTCCCCAAATGGATGCAACAAGGAATCATCTCTTGGAACAAAGGTTCTCTTGAACTTGAAAATGGAAGTAAGATCTTGGCTGCTTCTACTTCTGCTTCTGCGGTTCGTGGTATGTCATTCAACATTCTATTTTTGGACGAATTTGCGTTTGTCCCAAATCACATTGCAGATTCATTCTTTGCATCGGTTTATCCTACGATTACTTCAGGTAAACAAACTAAAGTAATTATTGTTTCTACACCACATGGTATGAATCACTTCTACCGTATGTGGCACGATGCAGAGAAGGGTAAGAATGAGTATGTTTACACTGATGTTCATTGGAGTGAAGTTCCTGGTCGTGATGAAGAATGGAAAAAACAAACTATTGCTAACACTTCAGAATCTCAGTTCAAAGTTGAGTTTGAATGTGAATTTTTAGGATCGGTTGATACTCTCATTGCACCATCAAAACTTAGAGCACTTGTCTACGATATTCCAAAAAAAACTGGTGGTGGATTAGATGTATATGAAAATGCTGTAGAAAAACATGATTATTTTATATCCGTTGATGTTGCTCGTGGTGTAGGGAATGATTATTCTGCATTTATAGTAATTGACATAACTACATTTCCCCATCAAGTAGTAGCAAAATATAGAAATAATGAAATAAAACCAATGCTTTTTCCAAGTATTATTGTAGATGTAGCAAAAAACTACAATAATGCTTATATCTTATGCGAAGTAAATGATGTAGGTGATCAAGTGGCATCGATTATTCATTATGACTTGGAATATAATAATCTTCTCATGTGTTCTATGAGAGGAAGAGCAGGTCAGATTGTTGGTCAAGGATTTTCCGGAAAGAAAACTCAACTTGGAGTTAAGATGTCGAAAACTGTCAAAAAAGTTGGATGTCTAAACTTAAAAACTATGATTGAAGAGAATAAACTCTTATTCAAAGATTATGACATAATGAGTGAATTGACTACATTTATACAAAAGCACAACTCATTTGAGGCAGAAGAAGGTTGTAATGACGATTTAGCAATGTGCTTAGTGATTTATGCTTGGTTAGTTGCTCAAGATTATTTTAAAGAACTTACAGATCAAGATGTAAGAAAACGTTTGTATGAAGAGCAAAAAAACCAAATAGAACAAGATATGTCTCCATTTGGATTTATTAATGACGGACTAGAGGATACAAGTTTCGTTGATAAAGACGGCGATAGGTGGTTTTTAGATGAATATGGAGACAAATCCACAGAATGGGATTATATGTGGAAATATTAATATGGATTTAGATAAACAAATAAAATTAGGACATTTACTACTTACCGATAGAGAATGTAGAACTTGTGGGGAAATTAAAAATTTAATCGGTGAATTTTATAGGACACGAAAAGATAGGGGTCCCGTTGCATCATCTTACTCGTATGAATGTAAGGAATGTACTATAAGAAGAATAACCGAAAATAAAAAAAAATATACTTCTGTACTTTCGGAGTTTGAATATCCCGATTGGTGAACATTCGCGTCACGTTTCCCCAGTGAAAAGTGAGGTTTTAATAAATAATTTTTAGTTAAACTGAGATTTACGGAGAAAAACATGTCTGTTCCTCTACTATCTCCTGGGGTACTAGTCAGGGAGGTTGATTTAACGGTAGGAAGAGCTGATAATGTATTGGATAACATTGGGGCAATTGCCGGTCCTTTTGTAACAGGTCCAGTTGATGATCCCATTGATATTACTACAGAAAATGAACTTATTAAGGTTTTTGGGAAACCACTTTCAAAAGATGGACAATATGAGTATTGGATGAGTGCATCATCATATCTTTCATATGGTGGAGTTCTTAAGGTCGTTAGAACTGATGGTGCGAATTTAACAAATGCTAATGCAATAAGAAATTCTTCTGGTGTATCTACTGCGGGAGAACCATATTTAAAGATTAAGAACTTTGACGATTATCAAGCAAATTTTACTGATGACATAGCTAACTATATTTTTGCTGCAAAGAATCCGGGATCTTGGGCAAATAATCTGAAAGTATGTGTAATCGATGATAAAGCAGATCAGATTATTGGAATTACTACAACAAGTTTATCTAACCTGGGTGTTCGAATAGGATATGGAGTAACAGTTGCTTTAACCAATCAGGTAATACCTGGAGTTGGTGGAACTAGTTCATTCAATGGTTATCTTAAAGGTATTATTACTGGTGTAAGAACTGATAGTTCAACTAGCAACAGTGAAATTGATGTTAAGATTATTTCTAGAATTAATAATGCATATACATCATACGATACAAAGTTAAACACAACTACTATTGGAGTATCTTCTCTAGGATCTACTGTAATCTATTTAAATTCTACAGTTGGTGTTACAACTACAGATGTATTATCAATAACTGGCGTATCTGATAGGGTATCAATCGTTAGTGTCAGTTCTACTTCTGTAACATTATCTGCTGGTATCGCAGCAACAGTAACTTCTGGTTCTGCTGTGAAATTTGAAACTCCAGTTTCAATCGCATCAACAGAAACATCAATTTCTTATTCAATAAGAAATCAAGCATCTTCTATTTTACCATCAAATACTCTGTATTTCACAAACAATGCTGGAGTAACTTCAACCACTACTGCTAAATGTAACACTACAAAAGACTGGTATGATAATCAAACACTGTCTTTGACCAACACTTCAATATTCTGGAGTTCAATCGCACCAAAGCCAGGTACATCCACATATACACTTCAAAGAAATGGAAGAAGTGATGAGATACACGTAGTCATTGTTGACGACACTGGTTCAGTAACTGGTATTCAAGGAAATCTTTTAGAAAAACACCTAGGATTATCAAAAGCAACTGATGCGATTTCAGCTGTAAACTCCCCACAGAGAATATGGTGGAAAGAGTACCTTTCTCTCTATTCTGAGTATGTTTATGTTGGAGATAACCCATCCGATGATTTAATCCCATCCGAAGATGTTGTACAAACTGCATTTACTACAGATAGTAATGGTTTTGGATCTATAACAAATTCTGAAGGTCTTTGGAATAAAGATTCTCAAGACCGGATTTATAGTGCTTTAGGTAATGTAACTTATACTTTAAGCGGTGGAAATGACTATGGTGATAGTTCTGGTATGACCGCAACTCTTGGCGATCTATTTACTTCCTATAACTTATTCTCGAATAAAGATGAGATAGAGGTAGATTATTTAATCATGGGTCCTGGTCTTGGAAATAAATTTGAGTCTCAAGCAAAGGCAAATCATCTAATCTCTATTGCAAACGGAAGAAAAGATTGTGTTGCGGTGATTTCTACACATAAAGCAGATGTTGTTGATATTACCAACACTGATACGCAAACTGATAATGTACTTGAGTTTTTCTCTCCTCTAGCATCTTCATCTTATGCAGTATTTGATGCTGGATATAAGTATACTTATGATAGATTTAATAATAAATTCCGATATATTCCTTGCAACCCGGACGTTGCTGGATTGATGGTCAGAACAAGCATTACTGCTTATCCTTGGTTCTCTCCCGCTGGTCAGCAAAGAGGAATTCTAAATAATGCGATTAAACTAGCATATAATCCAAACAAGGCTCAGAGAGATCAACTTTATCCTCAGAGAATTAATGCGATTATTAACCAACCAGGAATTGGAATCCTTCTCTTCGGTGATAAGACTGCTCTTGGATATGCATCGGCATTTGACAGAATTAATGTTCGTCGTCTTTTCTTAACAGTGGAACAAGCACTCCAGAGAAGTGCTCAAGCACAACTCTTCGAACTGAATGATGAGATCACAAGAGCAAACTTTAGAAATATTGTTGAACCATACCTCCGTGATGTTCAGGCTAAGCGTGGTCTTTATGGATTCTTAGTTGTTTGTGATGCTACAAATAATACTCCTGATGTTATTGATAATAATGAGTTTAGAGCTGATATTTACTTGAAACCAGCCAAGTCGATTAACTATGTAACTCTTACATTTGTTGCTACTAGAACAGGCGTAAGTTTTGAAGAAGTTGCTGGTACTATTTGATTTTAAAATAAAACAAAACCAAGGAGGATCTTAAAATGCCACATTCAATTCAAGATTTTAAATCAGCACTTATTGGTGGGGGTGCCCGCCCTAATCTGTTTGAGGTTACAATTCCATCTCCACCAAATGGGGTAAACTTGACGGAGAACTTCCCCATTCTTTGTAAAACAGCTCAACTTCCAGCATCAAATATTGGTATGATTGATGTTCCTTTCAGAGGAAGAAACTTTAAAGTCGCTGGTGACAGAACGTTCGATGAATGGTCAGTCACTATTATCAACGATCAGGACTTCTTAATCAGAGATGCAATGGAAGCTTGGGCACAATCCATTGGTCAGTATGGAGATGCTAGTGGTTTTACAAACCCAGCAGATTATATGTGCAACGCTTTTGTTAAGCAGTTCAAGAGAGGAAAGAGTGATGTTGGTAAGGGAATTCCTTTTGGTACTGGTTTAGAAGTTGCTGCAACATATAAATTCTTTGATATTTTCCCAACCAGTGTTAGTGCAATTGAACTAAGCTACGACTCTTCAAATATCATTGAAGAATTTGGAGTTACATTCCAAGTTCAGTACTGGATTCCAACCAACGAAGAAGCATAATAAATAGTATAAAGATTAGAAATAAAAAAATAAATTATGGCGAAACTATTTGGTTTTTCGATTGAAGATAACAATTCATTATCTCAAAGTTCGGTTTCCCCCGTTCCCCCAAATAAGGAGGACGGGGTTGACCATTATCTGAGTAGTGGTTTTTTTGGTTCTTATGTAGATATTGAGGGTGTTTATAGAACAGAGTTTGATCTCATTAAAAGATATCGTGAAATGTCTCTTCACCCAGAATGCGATAGTGCTATTGAAGATATTGTTAACGAAGCTATAGTATCGGATACAAATGATAGTCCCGTCCAAATTGATTTGGATAATCTGAATGCAAGTGATGGTATTAAGAAAAAAATCAGACAAGAATTCAAATATATTTTAGAACTTTTAGATTTTGATAAAAAATCTCATGAAATTTAAAGAAATTGGTATATTGACGGTAGACTTTACTACCATAAAATAATAGATTTAAAAAATCCAGAGGCGGGTATACAAGAATTGAGGTATATTGACGCAATGAAAATGCGTTATGTACGTCAGGCTAAAAAAAAGGAAAGCGACAAATATAAACTTTCAAATAGAACAGTCAATAATCCAATGGATTATGACTTTCCTGAAATTGAAGAATACTTTATCTATGAACCAAAAATGTCATATCCCACAGGAACTCCATCTCCAGGATCTTTAGGTGGGTCAAATGCTGGAATCAAAATGACAAAAGATTCCATTACTTATTGTACATCTGGACTGGTAGATAGAAATAAAGGTTCAACTCTTTCTTATCTCCATAAAGCAATTAAGTCACTCAATCAACTTAGAATGATTGAAGACTCACTAGTAATTTATCGTCTTTCTCGCGCACCAGAAAGAAGGATTTTCTATATTGATGTTGGCAATTTACCAAAAGTAAAAGCAGAGCAATATCTCAGAGATGTTATGATGAGGTATCGCAATAAACTTGTTTACGATGCAAATACGGGAGAAATTCGTGATGATAAAAAGTTTATGGCGATGCTTGAAGATTTTTGGCTCCCAAGAAGGGAAGGTGGTAGAGGCACAGAAATCTCAACTCTTCCCGGAGGACAAAATCTTGGAGAAATCACAGATATTAATTATTTCCAGAAAAAACTTTATCGTTCGTTGAATGTTCCACCATCAAGAATGGACGGAGAAGGTGGTTTTAATCTTGGTCGTTCTTCTGAAATTTTGCGCGATGAAGTTAAGTTCAGTAAGTTTGTTGCGAGATTGAGAAAGAGATTTTCACATATGTTCAGTGATATGTTGAAAACTCAGTTAATTCTTAAAAACATTATTACACCAGAAGATTGGGCAATAATGGATGAGCATATTCAGTATGATTTCTTATATGATAATCATTTTGCAGAACTTAAAGATGCAGAACTACTCAATGAAAGATTGAGTATGGTTCAAGTTGCTGAACCATATGTTGGAAAATATTTCTCTCAGGATTATGTAAGACGTAAAATTCTAAGACAAACTGATAGTGAAATTATTGAGCAAGATGCTATTATTGAAAAAGAAATTAAAGATGGTATTATTCCAGATCCAAATATGACAATAGATCCAACTACTGGTATGCCATTAGGTCCAGAGTCTGCTGGTATGGATTTGGGTCAACCAGTTATGGAACCAGATTTACGTTCTGGTGAAAAAATGACGCAAATTGATACTAAAGCAATTGAAATGCCAAAGGGTGGTGAGATATAAATAAAAACGACTCTTAATTGGACTAATAAAAATGGATGATTTACTGGATATGATTGTTGCGGATGAGTCCCCATCTAATATCAGCGATAAAATCAAAGATCTCTTGTTTGCAAAAGCATCCGAAAAGATTGATGAAATTCGTCCCGCAGTGGCAATGAGTATGTTTGATGTAGATCAAAACGAGGAATGACATGAAATCTTTCAAGCAATTTATCTCAGAATCAGTTAATATTGCTGGAGATTTCACAGGAAATCTTTATATCAACTCGCAATCAGAACAACCACAACAAGTCGGTGAGGAATATGTTGCCGATGTAATGTGGCAGGGAAGTTTATATCGTTTAGAACTTATTACTAAAAACGGAATTCCATCAACTAGAGATCTTGGTGAGCAACTTCAATCCGACTATCCTGGAGCAGTTGTTCATCAAATTTATCCCGTTGTGGAAAAGAATTTAAATATTAAAAACGTACAAAGATATCACCCATCTAAATTAGAATGGATTGATTGATAAATGGCTCAGTGGCATAAGAATAATCAAGATTATTTAAATCAAGAACGAAGTATCCATGAAGTCTATATTCGTGCAGACCAGTATGGAAATATACTGAATGATGGTGCTACTTCAAGAAGTGCCTTTGGAGAATTACTCACAGTCACTCCAACACCAGTTGTTCAATTTGATGGTCTCTATGGACTTGACCCAAATAAAGTTGAAAGATATGAATTTGGAACAGGAATTACAACTTCAAATCATTTAATTGAAGCATCAACAGGAACTGGTGCTTATGGTTATGGAGTTGTTCGTTCCAAAAAAACAGTAAGATATCGTCCTGGACAAGGTGCTCTTGCAAGATTTACTGCAAAGTTTGATGTTGGAAGAACGGGTTATACACAAAGAGCAGGATTCTTTACACAAGAACAAGCACTTCAGGTTGGATACAATACTGATGGTAAGTTTGGTATTGTTCGTGCAAATGGAGGTAAAGCACATCTTCATAGATTTACTATTGATACTAAAGCATCAGGAACAGAAAATATCACAGTTACTCTTGCAGGAACTGCAACGACTGTAAGTATTGGTGCGGGAACAACTACTTTTGATAATGCTGCTGGAATAGGAACACAAACATTTCCAGGATGGACTGTTGATTATAGAAGTAATGAAATAATGTTCATATCAAATAGTCTTGGACCCAAGAGTGGAACATTCTCTATGACGAGTAATGGAACACTTGTAGCAACATCAACTACTGCACAAACGGGAGTAAATCAAACAGAACACTGGACTTATCAGGAAGATTGGAACCTTGATAATTTAACTGGTGTTGGTGGGACATCCAATCCTTCTTTGGTTACTCTTAATCCACAAACATTAAATGTATTCCAAATCAATTTCCGTTGGTTGGGTGCTGGTGAGATGCGTTATGCAATAGAAAATCCAACTAATGGTGATATGATTTTTATTCACCACGAGCATTATAGCAATCAAAATACTACAGTCCATTTAGATAATCCATCACTAAAGATTGGATATGCTGCAGCAGAACTCTCAGGTAATAGTGGATTGGGAGTAACAATATCTGGAGCATCAATTTTAGGTGCTATTGAGGGTCCTATTTCTCCAGTAGATTATCCAGTTGCAGCATATTCATCAAGGACTACTTCAATACCAGCAGATACTATTACACATTTACTTTCAATTAAAGGAAATATTACATCAAATAATAAAATTAATTCTAGGGAAATTATAGTTAAAAAACTAACTTGCGGTGCTAAAACTGCGGGTGATGCTCCCTGTTTGGTGTATTTGTATCTTGAACCGACTTATTCAGTAACTCCAAGTTTTACAAAAGTTGGTAATGCTTCTGCATATTCTACTACAGATGCAACAATCGCAGGGACTCCTTTAGCAGTTTTTGTTATTACCTCAGGTTCTTCTGAAACTATTGATATTTCAGATTTGAGAATAGTTTTACCACCAAAAACAAGACTTGCATTAGCAATTAGTTCTTCTGGTCAGATAAACAGAGTTGACGCAGGTATTACATTTATTGAGGATTGATTAAATAATAAATAACTAATAATAATATCTCATAAAATGCAAAGGACAAAAATATTTGCGTCTGAAATCGCTTTACCGACGACTGCAGGTACTGCATCAAGTATCAGTGAATCAACTTGCGTAAGATTATATAATGGAAATTCCGGTGTTGCTACTGTAAGTATTTCAAGCACTGTAGGTGCTGCAGATACTGCATCATTTACTATGCCACAAAATACTATTGAGTTTTTAGAAAAACCCGCATCTTATGTTATTTGGTCATCATCTTCATTAGTAAAAGCAGCAAAAGTAGGATTTACCAACTAAGAACTATGAAACTCATAACAGAAGAAATAGAAAAGGTTGAAGTTATTACCGAAGGAACTGGTAAAAACCAAAAACTTTTTATTCAAGGACCTTTCCTTCAGGCAGAATGTGTAAACCGTAATGGACGTATGTATCCTATGTCTATTATGGAACGTGAAGTAACTCGCTATACTGAGCAGTACGTTAATAAGGGTCGTGCTCTTGGAGAACTTGGTCATCCAGATGGACCAACTGTAAATCTGGATCGTGTTTCTCATAAAATTGTTTCTCTTCATAAAGAAGGAAACAATTTTATCGGTAAAGCTCAGATTCTTTCTACCCCAATGGGTAAGATTGCCGAATCACTTCTCAAAGAAGGTGTAACTCTCGGAGTTTCTTCTCGTGGTATTGGATCCTTGAGAGAAAATATCAGAGGTGGTTACAAAGAAGTTGGCGAAGATTTTATGCTTGCAACTGCTGCTGATATTGTTGCAGATCCTTCTGCTCCTGATGCATTTGTTCAAGGAATTATGGAAGGAAAGGAGTGGATTTGGGATGGTGGAATGCTTAGGGAAAAATCTGCAGAGAATACAAAGCATAAAATAAATACGTTAGTTGATCAAGGTATTCTTGAAGAATATAAGTTATCACTTTTCAATGAGTTTTTAAACTCATTGTAATTTATTAATTTATAAATAAATATAGTTTATAACTAAAGGTTAAACGGAGAGTTCAAATGTCTCGTGGAGATTTACAAGAAATGGAAGTAGGCACAAAGCAATCCAGAACCGCTGTCAATGCAAATGCTAAGGCAGGGGATCCAATGCAAAAAGCAGGTAGTAATGCTTCTGGAGTTATGGCTCCTGGACAAACTGGTAGTTGGGAGGATCTTGGAGGTCCTACTCCGGACAACTATCGTCCAGATGACGATTCTGCAAAACTCAGAGAACCTGGAGCAACGCTTAAGCAAGTTAAGGATGTTGTAAATAAAGGTGCTTCACCTGCAGATCCGATGAAAGGTCTTCACAAGGAAGAAGAGGAACTGGAAGATGAAGATCTAATCGAAGAAGAAGTTGATGAAGAAGATGACATCGTAGAAGCGAAAGAAGAGGAAGAGGAAGAGGAAGTCGGTAAGAAAAAAGGTAAGAAGGAAGATGAAGATGAGGAAGAGGAAGAGGAAGATATGAAAGAAGAGTTTGATATCGAAGAAGATGTCAATGCTCTTCTTGAAGGTGAGGAACTTTCTGAAGAATTCCAAGAGAAAGCACGCACCATTTTTGAAGCTGCTCTTCGCTCCAAAGTTTCTCAGATTCAAGAAGCAATTGAGGAGCAATATGCAGTTGCACTCGCAGAGGAAGTTGAAGAAATTAAAACAGAACTCAGCGAGCGTGTAGATGCTTATCTTGAGTATGTTGCTGATGAGTGGATTCAAGAAAATGCACTCGTCATTGAACAAGGTCTTAAGACCGAAATGACCGAATCATTCCTTGCTGGAATGAAGGGTCTTTTTGAAGAACATTATGTATCAATCCCTGAAGATAAATATGATGTGCTTGAGAGTATGGTAGAAAAACTTGATGAAATGGAGACAAAACTCAACGAGCAAATCGAAAAGAATGTTTCCCTAAACAAGCGTCTCGCAGAGGCGGTTGCTGATGGAATCTTTGAACAGGTCTCTGAAGGTCTTGCAGACACTCAGAAAGACAAGCTCGCTTCACTTGCCGAAAGTGTTGAGTTTGAAAGTGAAACAGAATATCGTGAAAAACTGGAGACTTTGAAGGAATCATATTTCCCTTCAAGAGTAGCTTCTCCATCAGCTAAAACTGAAACTTTATCGGAAGGTGTAGACGTTGCTCCGGAGCAAGTCTCTGACTCAATGGCTGCATATCTGAGAACGCTTTCAGCATTCAGCAAATAATTGAATTTAATATAATTCAAACCCAAAAAACACAATTAGTAAAAAGGTAAAACGCAAATGTTTCATTCAGAACATCTGCAGGAAAAGTGGGCACCTCTTCTAGACTATCAGGGTCTTGATCCAATCAAAGATTCTCATCGTAGAGCTGTAACCGCTGTCCTGCTCGAAAACCAAGAAAAGTTTTTAAGAGAAGAATCAGCATTCAATTCAGGTGGTATCACCAACCTGATGGAATCACCAACCAACAGTGCTAATGCTGCTGGTGCTCAGGGTGGTTTTGGTGGTGGATCCGCTATTGCTGCTGGTCCTACCGCTGGTTTTGATCCAGTTCTTATCTCACTCATCCGTCGTTCAATGCCTAACCTGGTCGCTTATGACCTGGCTGGCGTTCAACCAATGAGTGGTCCTACTGGACTCATCTTCGCAATGCGTTCACGCTACAACAACCAGTCGGGTAAAGAAGCATTCTTCAACGAAGCAGATACTGCATTCTCAGGAACCGATTCTGGATTCAATACTACCCTCACCAATGACTTCGCTCAGGTAGGTTCTGGTATTGGTACTACCACAGCAAGGGGAGACAACCCCGCAGTCCTTAATGCATCTCCTGGTGCTCAGGATTATAATGTTGGTCAAGGTATGCCAACGGGTGATTCAGAAGCACTTGGCGATGGAACTGCTGGTAATGATTTCAATCAAATGGCTTTCTCAATCGAGAAAGTCACTGTTACTGCTAAGAGCCGTGCTCTGAAAGCAGAATACAGCCTTGAGCTTGCTCAGGACCTGAAGGCAATCCACGGTCTGAATGCTGAAGCGGAACTCGCAAATATTCTCTCAACTGAGATTCTTGCTGAGATCAACCGCGAAGTTATTCGTACTATCTACATGACCGCCGAAAGAGGTGCAGCTCAAAACGTTGCTACCGCTGGTGTATTTGACCTCGACGTTGACTCCAACGGTCGTTGGTCTGTTGAGAAGTTCAAGGGTCTACTCTTCCAAATCGAGCGTGATGCTAACGCTATCGCTCAAAGAACTCGTAGAGGAAAGGGTAACATCATCCTTTGCTCTGCTGACGTTGCTTCAGCATTGACTATGGCTGGTGTTCTTGACTACACTCCTGCACTCAACGCTAACCTCCAGGTAGACGACACCGGCAACACCTTTGCTGGTACTCTGATGGGCAAATTCCGCGTGTACATTGACCCATATTCAGCAAACGTCGGAACCTCTGGTCCTACCGGTGGTAACCAGTACTATGTTGTTGGTTATAAGGGATCTTCACCTTATGACGCTGGACTCTTCTATTGTCCTTATGTTCCTCTCCAAATGGTACGTGCCGTTGGTGAGAACAGCTTCCAGCCCAAGATTGGATTTAAGACCCGTTATGGTCTTGTTGCCAACCCATTCGCTGAGGGTGCTCTGGATTCAGGTAATTCATCAGCACTTGGAAGACTTCAGACCAACAGCAACCGCTACTACAGAAGAGTTGCTGTTAAAAATCTCATGTAATTATATAATTACATTCTTAGGGTCCTTCGGGACCCTTTTTTTATAAATAAAATTGTAAGAATATATTGTGAACGATGCCTAGACCGATTAAAAATATATCAGGATACTATGGAGAGGGAAAAACTAGAAGAAAAGCAGAAAATCATAGAATGAATGTAATGATGCGTAGAGATAAACACAAACAACAATTAGTTGAGTATTTCAATAACAAATGTTACGACTGTCAAAATAGTTTTCCAGTCTGTTGCTACGATTTTCATCACATAGATCCATCGCTAAAGTCTTTCGAAATTGCTCCAAGGTTAGATGGAAATATTAACACAATAATGGAAGAGGTAAAAAAATGTATTATGCTTTGTTCTAATTGCCATAGAATTCGTCACTATAAAGATAAAAGAGAAAAATTAATCTAAATATTTAAAAAAGATATGACTAGAGGACAAATTGAAAATAGGAATTTTTTATCTCCTACTGGATTTAAATTTGTACTAACAAGAGAGCCTAAAGTTGCTTTTTTCTGCAATCAAGCAAATATTCCGGATTTAACACTAGGTACTCCTATTCAGCCATCATACACCAATATGTTACCAACACCCGGTGATATGATTGAGTTTGGAGATTTAAGTATTAGATTTCTTGTTGATGAAAATCTTGAAAATTATATGGCAATCCAAAACTGGATACGAGGTTTAGGATTTCCCGAAAGATTAAGTCAATTTGCAGATTTAGAAGAACGTGGATTAGTTCAGGGAAATTATTTAAAAGATAGACAAAATGTGTACTCTGACGGAACTTTGCAAGTTTTAACAAGTAGCAACATACCCAATTTTCAAATAACATTTCAAGATTTGTTTCCATACACCTTGTCAACATTAACATTTGATGCAACCAATACTGATATTCAGTACTTTACAGCAGACGTATCATTCAAGTATACTATTTACAATATTGTCGATTTAAGCGGTAGACCTTTATATGGATATTAGTCTGGATAAAATACAAGAAATGTGGGAAAAGGATTCTAATATTGATATTGACAATCTACATACAGAATCTTTGAACATTCCAATTCTTCACTCAAAATATTTTGAATTATATAATACAATATTTCTTCTAAGAAAAAAAGCAGAACAACAGAAAAGGAATATCAGACACGAAAGATATGAATATTATTCAGGAAAAGCCGATCCTGATGTTTATACAGAAAATCCATTTCCCAAAAAAATTAGGGATAAAGATACAATGCAAAAATATCTTGATGCAGATGAAAAACTTTCGACCATATGCCTAAAAATAGATTACTATGATACGATGCTTGTTTATACTGAAAGCATTCTTAAAATGATTCAAAATAGAACTTATCAAATTAAAAATTCTATTGAATTTATGAGATTTAACGCTGGATTGGGGTAAATAAATACTCATAGCATAATGAATGTTATGAGTGACGTAATTATTGAAAAGAAAAACGAAGTATTTTTAAAACTTCACTGTGAACCACATATTCTCTACGAACTTCAACCATACTTTACATTTGAGGTTGAGTCTGCAAAATTTATGTCTCAGTATAGAAGCAGACACTGGGATGGAAAGATCAGACTCTTAAGTACTCATACAGGAGAAATTTATGTCGGATTACTTGATAAGGTAATCGACAAACTTTCTTTGCATAATTATACTTACGAATTTAAAGAGAATAAATTTTACGGACAGCCATTTGAAGTAAATGAAAATATTTCATATGAAGGGGTCAAAGATTATATGAACTCTATTTGCTCTCACTCTCCAAGAGATTATCAAATAGAGGGAGTATACGATGCTCTAAGACATAACCGTAAATTATTAATAAGTCCAACTGCATCAGGCAAATCTCTGATGATCTATTCGTTAGTGAGATACCATGTACACAAGAACGAAAAAATACTTTTAGTTGTTCCAACGACATCTCTTGTAGAGCAGATGTATAAGGATTTTCAGGATTATGGTTGGGACGCGGAATCATATTGTCACCGTATCTATTCTGGTAGAGAAAAAACAAATGAATATCCAGTTACAATTACAACTTGGCAATCTGTATATAAATTAGAACGTTCATTCTTTGAAGATTATGGTGTCATTATAGGTGACGAAGCTCATTTATTCAAGAGCAAGTCACTTGTAGAAATCATGACAAAACTTCATCACGCAAAGTATCGTTTTGGGTTTACAGGAACTTTAGATGGAACTCAAACCCACAAATGGGTTTTGGAAGGATTATTTGGTCCATCATATAAGGTTACAAAGACTGATGAACTAATGCGTCAAGGTCATCTTTCTCAGTTAGATATTAGATGTATTGTTTTAAAACATCCTTCTCAAAAATTTGAAAAATATGAGGATGAAATTCAATATCTCATTTCACATGAGCAAAGAAATAAATTCATTACTAATCTCACTTTGGATCTAAAGGGAAATACTCTTGTTCTCTTTTCTAGAGTAGAGGCACATGGAGCAATACTATATGAAAAGATAAATAATACTAAGCGAGATGATCGTAAAGTATTTTTTATTCATGGTGGAGTTGATACTGAAGAAAGAGAATTAGTTAGAGAAATTACTGAAAGAGAAAACAATGCAATTATTGTTGCTTCTTATGGAACTTTCTCTACAGGAATTAATATTAAAAATCTACACAATGTAATTTTTGCTTCTCCAAGCAAATCAAGAATTCGCAATCTTCAGTCAATCGGAAGAGTTTTAAGAAAGGGAAAAAATAAAACAAAAGCAGTTCTTTATGATATTGCTGATGATTGTACGTACAACTCAAGAAAAAATTATACACTCAATCACCTTATAGAACGAATTAAAATCTATAATGAAGAAAACTTTAATTATGAAATAATCACTATACAACTTAAGAAAAATGGGAATTGAAGAAGACTTTTATGCAACACTTAAATTAAAAACTGGTGAAGAAATCTTTGCAAAAGTAGCAGCCTCTGAGGAAGAAGATAGAACAATATTAATTGTTTCTAATCCAATTACAATAAATCAAATTAAAAGTAGACTTGGAGTAGTGGGATACAAGTTGGAACCTTGGTTAAAGACAACCACAGATGATATGTTTATACTTAATCTAGAAGATGTTATAACAATATCTGAATCATCAGATATTGAAATGATTGCAATGTATCAAAACTATATACGTCAGTCATCTAAAGAAAAGGGTAATCATTCCCAAATTAATCGTAGAATGGGATACATTGCGAATGTAAATGATGCAAAGGAGATCTTAGAGAAACTTTATAAAAATAGCTAAGCCTGTCCTTTCAACCCTCACAAAGGTTATTGTACTGAGTTTTGATAATATTGTCAAGCATTTCTATGAATGTTATAATACCTACATATTAATGATAAAAACTTATGATAACAACAGCAGTCATGACCAAGAGAAAGAGGTCAGAGCATTACGTCAACAACAAAGAGTTTCTTGCCGCTCTAATTAAGTATCGTGAAGACATTGAAATCGCACAACTTCAAAACAAACCAAAACCTCCTATTCCCCGCTACATTGGTGAGTGCTTCCTGAAGATCGCAAATCATCTTTCTTTCAAACCAAACTTCGTGAATTATATGTTCAAGGAAGATATGATTTCTGATGGTATTGAAAACTGTGTTCAGTACATTCATAACTTCAATCCAGAGAAGTCGCAGAATCCTTTTGCATACTTCACTCAAATCATTCACTATGCTTTTCTTCGTAGAATTCAAAGAGAAAAGCGTCAGTTAGAAATCAAGAACAAGATCCTTGAGCGTTCTGGATATTCAGAAGTTTTTGAGGATAATAGTATTGACGGATCAAACTACAGCGACTATAATTCTATTAAAGACGCAGTTCACAGTAAACTGAGGTATTGATGCGTATTGCACCATAGTGTATAAATAAAGTAACATTATGGTGCTTTATGTCTAATC